GAAAGCAGACAATATAAAAAGTTTGAAAGAAAACAAAAAAGACAAGAAAGAAGAGCTGCTAGAAAAGAAAAAAGAAATGCGGCGGCAGAAATGCACTGTATGGGTAAAAAGAAATAAAAACAAAAACAATTAAAAAACAAAATTATGCCAAACAAAAAATATGATGGTCCTTCAATGGACAAATACGGAGGCGGACCAGGTATGCATGGTAAAAGTCATGGACCAGAAATGGATCATGGTGATGGACCAGGTATGCACCATGAGTCAGCAAAGCAAGAAAGAAAAGATCTTATGAAAGACAACCCAGTAGTAAGAGATATGGATAGCAGTAGACCTTGGATGTCTAAGCATGCTAGTCAGTCTAGAATGGGTGGTTCTCCATTAAAAAATGAAGATGGTAAAGATGCTAGTTTATTAGCAAGAGGTGGTAGAGCAGTAAAAAAAGCAGTTAAAAAAATTGGAGGTAAAGTTAAGGATGTAGTTTCTGGAGCTGCTGAAGGAATTCAGGAGTTTTCTAAAGACATGCAAAAAAGAGGAACATAACAGTCATGGAACTGTATAAAACCAAAGAAAATAAATAAATAAGTATTAATAATTAAAACAAAAAATCATGGCAAAATGGATAAATTTTAACGTAGTAGGTGGTGTATCTGATGGTGCTGGAACTTTAGCTCCAGCTATAGATGGTGACAACTTATTATTAGCAGATGCTATTCAAAACATAGCAGTAGACGCTTCAGCTGAAATGAAAGCAGTATTAGATTTGCAAGATGGTCAAACTTGTACAGTTATTTGTGCAACTTCACCAGACGCAGCAGATGCGCCTAATGCTAACGTACCAGCTTCAGCAGATTACGTAAACAAAGTAAAAGCTGCTATCAACAGAGCTATCACGGCTAATCCAGGTGGAGTAAAATCTACTTGTTCATTACCTCAAGATACTGCTGATGCAACAGCTGCATATGATCCAGCATTAAAAGTATACTGGAGAAGTTTCGTAGTAGCATAAGTATGGAACCTAGAGGATTAGGGGATAGAATTGAGAAATTTACAAAAGCAACGGGCATCAAGAAACTTGTTGACAAAGCGTCAGAAGTTACTGGTGTCCCTTGTGGATGTGGTAAACGGAGAGATGCGTTAAATCTAATGTTTCCCTCAAGAAAAAAATAAACATGGGATTTAAACTAAATAACCCACCTTATAAATGGTCTGTTCCAATATATCATGTAGATATGGAGGAAGGTGTTTTAGGTAAGGCAAATAAAAATTTAACTATCATTATTGATAAGGATGTTGATGTAGATATGATACCTAAAGTAATTGATCATGAAATGGTACACATAGATCAAATGAAAAGAGGTGATTTAGATTATGATAATGATAATGTGTATTGGAAAGGTAAAACTTATCCAAGAAAAAATATGGACGAAGGTAATTCTGCATTACCTTGGGAAGACGAAGCATATAAAAACTCATGAGTAAAAAAGAATTTAAAGACACTACTGTAGGAAAATTATTATTAGGTGCTACATCTGTGATAAATCCTACGTTAGGAAATGTATTAAAAGGCGTAACTTCACCGCAAGAAGCTATAGCAGAAATAACAAAATCTGACGCGCCTAATGAAGATAAAATAAAACTACAACAGTTAATATTTGATCAACAAAATAAAGAAATAGAGGCAATAACTTCAAGATGGCAGGCAGATTCAATGTCTGATTCTTGGATGTCTAAAAATGTACGTCCATTAATATTAATATGGTGTATAGTTATTTTTTCATTTGCTGGTATATTAGACAGTGTTGAAACAATACCTTTTAACATACACTCAACATGGAACGATACGTTTGAAAAAGTAATGATGGCGGTAGTTTTAGCCTATTTTGGCGGACGTACAACAGAAAAAGCAACAAGTATATTTAAACAAAAACAATAAAAATGGCAAGTAATCAACCAACAAAAGCAATAGACGTTATTCCTAACGATGCTATAAATATTCCTGAGCCAGGAAGTTATTTAAGTGGAACTAACAATGGAGCTGCAACAACTTTAACAGCACCAGTAGGAGCGTTATTTTTAGACGGACAAACTAATCCAGCTGCAACAGGATATTACGCGAGAGTAGCTGCAGGTGATGTGGTATATGAACCAAGTACAGGTACTATAGCTCAAGTAGAATCAGTTGATAGTAATACTCAACTTACTTTATCTGCACCAGGATTAGGTGGTGGAGCTGCTTTCGATATATATAGAGGTAACGGTGGTTTATCCAATAATAAACAAGGTCAAGAAGGTTTTAGCTTATTTGTAGGAACCGCAGGTGATTTAACAGTTATACCAGCCGCAAGTGAAGACCCTGTAGTATTAAAAAATGTAGCTAATAACTCATATGTTCCTTTACAAGTAATAAGAGTATTTGATTCAGGAACAACTGCTTCAGATATATTAGCACTGCAATAGATGGCACCAACTATATTAGGAAACGCAAACGCAATACTTGCTATACCCAATGCACCGGGTACAGGCGGAGCACCCATAACTAACTTCATTATATTAGAAAATGGAGTAGACTTTATGTTAACAGAAAACAATGCTGATTTAATGATCAGAGAATAAAATAATAAAATGGCAAATATAAAATTTTCACAATTTACTGCAGAAGCAGATATAGCAAACTTTGATGATATAGTAGGATATGCAGGAGCAGTTAATACTAGAATTACACCTGCTAATTTAGCTTCTAGTTTAATAACATTATCAGGTGGTCCTTATTTACCTTTAACAGCTGGGCCTACTGTACCTTTAACAGGTGATTTAAATTTAGCAGCTACAGGAGCTGGTCCAAGCGTGGGTAGTCAAGCTGTAGTATTTAATGGTGTTGATGATACTACTACTGCAGTTATTTCAGCTAAAATATTTACATTAGATAGTACTGCAAATCCAGCAGGCCAAGATCTAATTTTTCAAAATGCTAATGACGCTGGGGCTATTCAAACAAATTTCTACATTAGTGCTTTTGGTCAAGTTGGTATTGGTACTTTTACACCAGCATCTCCTCCTCAATTTAGCTTGGATGTAAGTGGTGATTCTAATTTTGGTGGTGCAGCTGGTTTTAGTGATACAGTTACATTTGACGATGCTATTATAGATACAACAGGTACTGCAGGTCAAATTGGAAAAGTATTAGTAGCACAGTCTGGAGGAATTGAATGGGTTGATGGTTATAATGCAGTTCAATCATTTGTGTGGACAAATGCACCATCACCAACATCACCCGCACCTTATACTAATTGGCCAAGCGCTACTGCTAGCTTTTTACCTTTTGATACTACACCAATAATAGAATCTACTAATTTACCAACTGGTACAACAGTTTCAAATTATGTGTGGACATGTACCAATTCTCCAGGTGGAAATGCAGGTCAAGTAGCAACATTTACTTTAGGTGCTAATGGTGAAGGTACTTGGAAAATTAGAACTTGCCAACATTGGTTCGATCAAACTAGTCAAGTTGAAATGAGAGTATCATTACAAGGTACAGCTACAGGTGGAGCTAAAATAGATGTTATTGATCAAAAATCAACTGAACTTACAGGAGATAAAATATTTTATGGTGAATTAATTCAAGTTTGTGGAGGTGGAGACACTATACAAGTTGAATGTGAATTTACAGTAGGTGGTGTAAATCCATTTCCATCAGACCAAGGTAATAGACCAATTGAAGTAACTTTTGAAAAAATAGTGTAACTATTTAAATAGATATTAATTAAATTAAATAAAATGAAAAAAATAACAGATGATCAGTTAAAAAAAATAACTGATCAACAACAACAATTATCACGTTTATTAAATAATATAGGCGTACTTGAAATACAAAAACATAACATTGCTAGTGAAGTTAAAATTCTTAGTAATGATATAGAACAAACTAAAAAAGAATTAGAAGAAGAATACGGTTCTGTTAATATTGATTTGAAGACAGGTGAATATACACCTATCGAAAAAAATGAAGATGAATAATATTAGAAAAATCAGTATAGGTTCAGACTATAAAAATGATGCAATGCATTATTCGATTGGTCAACAAGTATACGGTGGTCATGAAATATCACATATACTATTTGACTCTTCAGATAATTCTTATAATATTTATATAAAAAAGAACAATGAGGTATTACCATGGAAAAAATTTAATTCTAACATGGCTATATCTATTGAGTATGATTTAGAATATTAATGAAAAGTTTGTATGATTTTATTGTAAAACCTATAGGCGATAAATACAATAATGAAATAAAAGTTGGAGATAAGAACTTAGTTGTTAATACTCAATTAGAAGCTTGGAAATTTATAAACAGAGAAGCAGAAGTAATAGCAACACCGTTAGCTTTTAACACTAATATAAAAAAAGGCGACACTATAATTATACATCAAAATGTATTTAGAACTTTTTATGATACACGTGGTGTAAAAAAAGTAAGTAGATCTTGGTTTAAAGAAGATTTGTATTTTGTTTCTTTAGATCAAATATATCTTTATAAACATAAAAACCATTGGAATACATTTAATGATAGGTGTTTTATTCAACCTATTAAAAACAATGATGATAAAATTGTAGATAAAGAAGAAAAAATAAAAGGTATATTAAAATATGGTAATCCATATTTAAAAAGCCTTGATATAAACGAAGGAGATTTAGTTGGTTTTAGACCAAATAGAGAGTGGCAGTTTTTAATTGATGGTAAACGTTTATATTGTATGAAATCAAATGATATTGTTATAAAATATGAGTACCAAGGAAACGAAGAAGAATATAATCCAAGCTGGGCAAGTAGCAGTAAAAGAATTAATTAAAGTTGCTAAAGAACCAATTATAGATTATGGTCCGGATATTTCCGCAGATAGACTTAAAAATGCTGCAGCTACTAAAAAATTAGCTATATTTGATGCGTTTGAAATACTTAATCGTATTGAAGAAGAAAAAAATATGTTGGAAGATAAACCTAAAGTTGAAGAAAAAAAACAAACTAGTTTTAAAGGTTTTGCAGAAGGGAGGTCTAAATAATGTATAAACAAGAACTATATACTATATTAGAAGATTACATAAAACCTTCTACATTAAAAAAATATAATAGGCATAAAAGTTGGGAGTATGGTTATAATGAACAACATGATATGGTTGTTATTAGTAAAAATGGTACAATAGGTGAAGTATATGAAATACAAAATTTAAAAATAGCTTTACCTAAATCTAAGAATATTCATAAGTTTGAAAACAATAAATGGCAAAAATTTGAATATCCAAAAGCATTAAGTAAAATAAAAAGTGTTTTTGATTTTAAACAATATCCACAAGATTTTAAAGAAAAATGGTATGATTACATCGATAATGAGTTTACAATTAGGGAAGAAGGTTTTTGGTTTTATAACAAAAGCGTTCCTACTTATATTACTGGCACTCATTATATGTACTTGCAGTGGAGTAAAATTGACGTTGGGGCACCAGACTTTAGAGAATCAAATAGATTATTCTTTATTTTCTGGGAAGCTTGTAAGGCAGATCCACGATCCTATGGGATGTGTTACCTTAAGAACAG